TATTTTCTTGCAACTTCAGGTGTTACCGCACCAGACCTTCCTGCTTGATTTCCTAAAATTCCAGTAAACCTTCCCCCTCTTCCAGGACCACCACCTCGACCAGGACCAAAATCAGTCCCACCCATTGTAGACATTCCTGCAATGATTGCAAGATTAATAAAAGTGTTTAACTGACTACTAAACTCATCAAAAGTCTTGAGTGCATTTTCACCGCCGATACTCTTTGCAATTCCTCTAACTTGATCGTAAGCCTTATAACCAAGATCTATAAATGTAATAACTCCATTTAGAACTCCAGTAGCAAATGATTCAACAAATCCAAAAACAGGTGTAAGATTTTTACTTAGTTCTAATAGCTTTGGAAGATATTCATTATACTTATTAAAAAGAAACCCAAGTAAAGTAAATCCAAGAAATCTGAAAATTCTATCAACAATACTTTGTCCTGGCAGGTTTGCTTTTTCGGGAAGTAATTTTGTACCTTTGGTTTCTTTCTTTTCTAATTTGGCTTCACGTTCAGCAAATCTTTTTTTCTCTTCAAGTTTTCTCTTTCTTTCAATTTCTTGCTTTTTTAAAAGTGAAGATGATTGTAGAAGTTTTTCTACTGAGATGACTTTCTTTTCAATTTCTAATACTGTGTTGAGAAGAGTGTTGCTAGTTTCTTTTTCCGTTGGCTTTAGATCGTCACCAGAAGGGATTTCTGCCTGTGGTTTTATCTGTAAATTTTTTACAGGAACTAAGAACTTCTGAGTAGTAATTGCACCAGTTCTTTTATCTGGTGGTAAAAGTTTTTTAGAATCAATTGATGCCATATCAACCTACCCCCATAACATCAGAAAGGCCAAGAGCAGCAACAACTCTATTACGACTTTCACTGAAACTTGGAATAGTAACTGATGGAACTTGACCTGGGGCTCTCTGTGATGGTGGAGTTGTGGGAGATTTTGCAGCAATCGGAGGAAGAACTACTATACTTGTCTTTGTTGGAATTGAAGCCTTTCCTGGAACTGATATTGATCTCGATTGTGGTCCAAGATTAACTGGTTGTCCGCGAAGATTTACATATCCATCAGGTTTGATACCCATTTGTCTCATCATAACTTCCTGACGTTTTGCTGCCCCTTGAATGGTTCGGACGTTTTGTTGGAAGTTTAGATTTAGGCCAGAACCACCCTGAGATCTTGCTTTGGGAATACTGACTTGAACTGGATCATATGGACTCCAATTCCTAATAGTGCTCGGAGCAGAAGGAGTTTGATTATATCTTTGAACTTGGGATGGGGAAAATTGTCTACCAGAAACTTGCGGAAGATTAACGCGATTTAGGTTCATTCCAAGAAACTTATTTTGGTATCCCATACCAGTATATCTTGGTGCCATCACGCTACCAGTTCCAGGTAGACCCATTGAACCTAAACGATTTAAGAAATTTCCAAAAGGACCAGGGCCCCCACCAACTATTCCGCCATCTTTAAATCCAACAGAAGCACCAAATGTTGCTCTAAGATTTTGTGTGTTTATTCTTCTTCCTTTCCCATTTACAAACTGCCTTGGATCAACCCCAGTCATATTAATTTGTTTTTGCTGCTGCTCTGGTGTCATTACCAATTCACCAACTCTCAAAACACCAGTTCCAAGCATATTGTTATTATCGCCAAGGATTGGTAGTGCTTGAGTATCAACACCAGCACCAGATACTGTAGTACCAGTATCGGATCCAACTAATCCACTAAAAATGTTTCCTCCACCCTGAAATCCTAGTCCAGTTTTCTGACCTGCCTCCAAAAAGAGTTGCATTGGTCCTGGAGTTTTTCCAGTCTCTGCAGTCTCCTCAGGAGTGATTGCATTTGGGTCAAGTTGTTTTCTTTGCTCTGCAACTTGACCTTCTCTTACTGCAGCCCCAATACCTGCAGCAGAAACAGCAGTAATAGCTAAAGCTGCTTTTGGATTTTTACCAATAAACTGCAGTAGTCTTGGGATCGCAAATCTTGCAAGTCGTAATGTCAGTTTGGCAACGGTGCCAATAATAGTTCGAACAAACTTTCCAAATGGAGTCGCAAATAAACCAACGGCAAGTAATAAAGTAGGCCACCAATCTTTTAAAAACCTACCAAGAACTTGAATCTTTTCTTTATTTGCTGGATCACTAAACCATTTAATTAATTTATTAAATGCATATCCAAGAAAAGTAAATCCAATGAATCTAAAAATGCGATCAAGAATACTTTGAAAAGGGGCAACAACTTTCTTAGCAAGTGACTTTGCTGCGTTTAGTGGTTTTTCTAAATCAGCCTCTCTCTTATCTCTCCCAACTCTTTCAACAGTTCTTCTTTCTCTTTCCTGCTGATCTTTGGAAAGTTTATTTTGATTCTTTAGAATCGAAACAATAGAATCTAAAGTATCATTAATTCTAGTAACTACTTCTAATAACTTGTCTTGACTTTCATCTTTTGCTTCTCTCTCTGGAATGATTGCCTTTTCCGTAAGAAAGAATTTATCCTTTGATATTGCTAACTTACCACTTACTCCAAGAGATTCTGCACCGATCTTCTTGGATCTAACTTTAAATCTACCAACCTTACCCTTTACTCTTTTGAATTCTCCAGTTAATAATTCAACTTCCTCTGTAGGAATTTTAGAATCTGTCATTCGACCAGCAACCATCTTCTCCTTGAGAAGTGTTAAGTAGGTTGCATAATCAATATCAAAAACATCTTGAAGACCTAAGAGTTTTAATATTCTTTCATCAATCTCTTCATCAACTAAATCAGTTTCACGAGTACCTTCATACAAAGCAAGAGCGGATGTTACACCCGCCCCACCATTTCTAATATCATCTAATTCGTCAGGACCCATTTTGCTGCTGCTTTTGTTTTTCTTCTTCTAAATGATTTTGAAGTAGAGTAACATAAATGTCCCTTTCCCAAGGGATCATATTTTCAATCTCAGTTAATGAATATTTATGGTACTGCATTAGAGAAAAATTTAATTTAAAATAATTCTCAAGGTCCATATGGACCAGTGCTATGCGAAAAAACTTGAGAGGCCCTCCAACACTACAGTACTTTCAACATTTGTGTTTGGATTTTTGACTTTAATTTCGTGAGATAGTTTTGGCATTGTCTCAAAGAAGGATTCAATCTTCTTAAACTGAGAAGAATTCATTTGCTCTAGAAACTCAATCAATTCTTTCTTAGTGCAATCAGCAGCAGACCAAACTTCGTCCGCAGTGAAGATACTAGAAATACAAGTTGAGATAAGATCAAATGACTGATCCATTGTATTATTGTTTGCCAAATCAAAGTTGTTTTTAATGAACTGATCTAGAGATGGATACTTCATTTCCATAACAATATTATCATCTACTTGTATTTTGGTAGTATGATTTTCATTCTTTTGAACCTTGATCTCATCAATATTAATTTTTACAGGAACAGTTGTATCACCATCATCGGGACAGATAATATTTACTTCAAGTTCTTCTCCAACAGATTTTCCTCTGATGTTTAAAAACAAATATTCAATGTCAAATGTTGGGAGAGTTTCAACTTTAATTCCTTTTGTTTGAATACAACTTTTAATTACATTCTTAATTGCAGTTGTAATCTCCTTCGTGCTCTCACTTTCCAGTGCAAGAACAAGAAGTTTTTCTTCTTTAACTAGGAAGGGTCGATACTGAATTGTTTCTTCAGTTGATGGTAATTCCAACTCATATGTTGGCGTAGCGATCTTTGGTAAAGGCATAATATCCTATAGAAGTTTCAGTTGTGATTATTTATCTGGTTGTAGCAATCGGTTCAATTACTCTAATTAACTCACCACTTGGAGTCACCCATTCACTTTGTCTTTGATTGTTGTTAATATCTCTAGTCCCAGCTCTAGTATATCCCTGAGGGAAATTGGGTAGTTGAGAAATAGCAAAAAGAGGAATATTAGAATCTATGTTTATATCTCTATTAATCACATATCTTGAATAGTTAAATGCTACAGTACATTTCAATAATTGGGAAGAATCATAAGAAACTGGAATTGAATTTATACTAATTGGATATGCATTTATAAATTGATAGACTAAATTTCTACCAGAATAATCCCTTTCAAATTTAGTGATGTATAGATTTGTTGTTTTATATGTGTTGGGGAAATTCATTCTATAAAAATAGTTTGGATCTACTTGATTCTTTAAGTCATCTTCACCAACAACAAATGATATCCAGTTTTCAAAAAAATCAATTATTCGATATTCTTTATCAACATAGAAAGTAAAATCAGCTCTATCATCATATTGTCTTCTGTATGCATGTCTTTCTGTTACACCAGAAAAATCATTAGTGATCTCATGAGTTGCTAAAGAAGATCCTGGTAATGATGCCTCAGAACATGATAATGTAATCAAATCTAGATTGGTTCTATTATTATAATCTGCACCGACGAATCCAGCACCAACTCGGTTTCTTATAAAATCCTCAAATCTCCGGCCCAATTCACCTCCTGGTGGTTGAAAGCCGCAAATAAAATGAGAAGTTAGAGCAGGTTGCAACAACTTACTCTTAATTTCAGACATTCTAAGTGCTGATCCCTTTGGCGCTGCCATCTATAAATACTTTTTGACCGTATATATTATGTAGTCAAGATATGGGAGAAAGTTTAAAGAGCAAGTACAAACCTTCCTTTCCCAAAAAATATAAAGGTGACCCCAATAATATTATATGTCGAAGTAGTTGGGAACGAAAGTTCTGTCATTGGTGTGACTTAAATGAAAACGTTCTTGAATGGGGTAGTGAAGAATTTTTTATTCCCTACCTGTCACCTGTTGACAATAGAGTTCATAGATACTTTCCAGATTTTATCATTAAAGTTAAAGAAAGTACAGGTCAAATTAAAACTTATATAATTGAAGTAAAACCAAAGAAACAAACTGTAGAACCAAAAGTTCCCAAAAGAAAAACAAAGTCTTGGTTATATGAAATGAAAACCTATGCTGTTAATCAAGCAAAATGGAAAGCAGCAAAAGAATTTTGTGATGATAGAATGATCGAATTTAAAATCATCACAGAAAACGAACTAGGTATCAGGTAATGGCAGAAGGTTTTGGTAAAGATGTTAGAACCTCATCGCCAAGAGTATCACAACTCAAAAGAAAAATTGATGGATCAACCGATCCAGAAACTATAATGATTGAAATTATGAGTGTGTTTCGTGAAACCGAAATCATTCCAGACGTTGGTAAATATTATACGTTTGTTTACATACCAAAGACTCAAGGTATTCAATACGATCAGTTTCCTCTTATAGCTTGCACTGAAATTCAAAGATGGGGATTTAAAGGAATCAATTTTCATTGGGGTCAAGTTAGAAACTATACTTGGCAAGAAGTTGCTGGATTTTTACACGTCATTAAAAATGATGAGATTGATTATTTGAGATCTATTCCTTATGCAAGATTCCTAGAATCATAACTAAATAGATAAAAAACCATTATAAATGGCAGATCCAAGTATACAAGAACTTACATTTAATGTAACAGATCCGAATTTACCATCTATTGGTCCTTTGAAATCTGTAAGAAATTGGAGATTAGATGTTAAAAAAGATGGTTCTGATATCGGTTCATATGTTTTATATGACATAACAGCAGTAACTGGAGCTGGTCCAGTTCTTAGAAATAATAAAGTACAAACAGGAACAGATTCAAAAGGAAATCCACAATACGCTTGGCAAACAAGTGTAGTAGATTCATATGTATCCACATACAATAATTTAAGTGAGGCATCTAAAAAATTTTTGATTGAAACTATGGCATCTAATGCCGATAAAAAAAGAGCTGATTTTATAAATTCTTCATATAATCAGAAACAGAAAAATGATCTTTTTCCAAATATGTCTGGAGTGAGAAATACAGCACCACCGGCGCCGCCAGCACCAACAAAACCTGGTGGAGACGATAAATCCAAACCTCTAGGAACCACAACTGTCAAATTATCAATTTCTGATAGTGCTAAGGTAAGAAGAAAATATGGAGAAGATTTATGCTATCCGGTCGATATGAAAAGAACGACACAGGATAGAATAAGATTTGCAATGTTAAGGTATGGGTCTCAACAAATAGAAGGAGCATCATTTAAATTAGGTAAAAGAACTTTTGAAGGAGGTCTTGGATCTGTTATACTTCCAATACCACAAGGAATTACTGACGACAATGGAGTGGAATGGGGAGGACAAACATTAAATCCAATCAATGCTTACTTAGCAGGAGCATCTCTTAATATTGCAAGGAGTGATGATTATGGAGAATCATTAAGAAATGAACTAGGTAAAGCAGCAGAGGCAACAAAAAATATTATTTTGAAAAGTGGTGGTGGGGATGCAGGGAAACTATACTTGGCACAAGAAGCAGTTGGTATTCAAGGATTATTATCTAGAGCAACAGGAGCAATTGTAAACCCAAATCTAGAATTATTATTTGGTGGCCCAACACTTAGACAATTCAATTTTGTATTTAAGTTGTCTGCAAGAGACCAACCTGAGGCAGCGGAAATCAGAAAAATTATTAGATTTTTCAAACAAGGTTCGTCAGTAAAGTCTGGCGCTGCTGATGGACTTTTCCTAAAGGCACCAAATGTATTCAATATACAATATAAGACATTTAATGGTGAAGGTAAAATGATTAATCATCCCTCATTAAATAGAATTAAAACATGTGCTCTTCTTGGATGTAGCGTTGACTACACACCTGATGGATCATATATGACTTACAATGATCCAGCACGTACAATGACCTCATATCAATTAACTCTAAGATTTAGTGAACTTACTCCTGTCATTGAAGATGATTACTTTGATACTAAGAGTGATTTTGAAAGTGGAAAGTTATCTACAG